ACTGCAACATTGCTAGGCAATGATGACTGTGCTGTAATACGATTGTTTAGTTGTCTTTCTTTGTTCATACGTTGAAGTATGCTATACAATTCACTCTTTGGTACATTACTTCTAATGTACTGTTCTAGATTAATCAATAAAGTATATCTTTCTTTTTGTTTAAGTCTAGAATAATCACTAATCATCCTACGTGACTTCTTTAGAACTGAATCACTTATCTTTAACTCACGTTCCATTCTCATCAAGATACTACCTAAGTTTGGTAAGCTGTCCTGTTTGATTAACTTTAAAAGACTCTTGATTGATAAAACGTTTGACTGCAATCTTTCAACATACTTGTCGCTCGAATCGTCATTACTAAATTGTATAATTGATCCTTTTCCAAATATACTATGAAGTAACAAATACAGATCAGTTCCATTTGATCTAAAGAAATCAAAATTGTTATAACTTAATGTTCTAGATGAATAGTCCTGTGCCATTTTTTGATACTTGTACTCATTGTGCATCAGTATCAAACTTAACATATAGCCATAAACTAGATTACCAATTTCTGGTGCTGTAAATTTTCCTAGTTCTTGCCTAGACCTAAAAGCTCTGCTTTCCGTGATGTCATTAATGAATGAATATTCTAATGATTCCTTCGCAAAATTCTTTTTGCTAAAATCTAATCTGTCAATGATCTTAACTGCATTGCCAACGTGGTCGACTGCAACGAAACCTTCTTGATCACTGACAACATACTCATCACCTTGTAATTCAAACGCATCTATTTGTTTGATATTTTTTAGCTTCTGATACAGAGTATTTTTAATTGCTGTAAGTTTTAACCAGGCACTATACCAGGCTTCAATATTATTTTTATTTGCAAAATAAGTTTTGTTCCATTGTTCCAATGCAAGTAATTTTCTTTGTCCTGCAGGACCATCTCTTCCTGTTTTTAAATTAGATATTTCTTTTTCAATTCTATTTTCATAATCTTTCGCAAAGTTATTAAAGAACGCACTAGGATCTTGCGTGATTGCGCCTGCTCTAACCATATTGTTATGATTGGCGTGTACTTTTTGTTTAAAATCTTTTCCAAGTTCTGTTGCTTCCAGCCAATCAAAGATGTTACCTGATTTACCAATGTAACTTTCTGCATCTTGTATCGCTTTCTGCACTGCTTGATGTTCACCTGTAGTAAGATTAACTATACCTGTAAAATCTTTAATGTATGCATCGTCATACCAAACACTAGATACTTTGTTGAGCTTTGACAGATCAACATTAAAACTTGCAGACATTTCTTCTAGGCTGTTTCCTGAATAACTTGTATGGAAAACTATTCCAAGTTCTGCTTGTTGTAGCTCTTTGGCAATATTACTATTACTAGGAACTGCATATGTAATTGTATTTGGTTTAAAAGCAATGTAAGGTTCGCCTTTATAAGAAATTGACTTTAAATCGCTTCTTGTAAAAAGTAAGTCTCCTTGTAAAACACCTTGTATTCCTAATTTAGATAATTCAGTAAAAGCAACACTTAACTTCTTTCGTAGTCCACTTTTATCTTGAGTTTCACCTTTTTGTATAGTATCCGGATGATTGTTGTTGATGTCATCTAAACTTTTATTAAGTTTAGCACCCACATTAAATACTGCTTTCGTTCCAACAAAAAATTTATTATCACTTGGATCTATTCCACAAAATATTGCTGGTGATCCATCCCATTTAATAGTAACATTAAATTTTTTAGCACTGCTAGATTTAGCTAGTTCGGATAAATTCTTTAGAAAGTTAATAGCCTTAATTGCTCCAGATTTACCTTGGAACAATGCTAAATCTTCAAGATGTGTAAGATGAAGATTTGTATTTTCGGTTATTATTTCATTAGCTTTCATCTGATTCGTTCAACTTTTTTATTCCACGTTCAAACTTTTTTGGATCTTGAGTTTTAATGCTGTTGACAAATCTTTTGCACAGGTCTTCAGCCGTGCTTTCATCGTATGATTCATAGATCATTCTTGTTAAATTAATTGCAGATGTAATTACGTGATTAGCTCTAGACTCGACAATATTATTTTTGTCATAACTAGGTACTACTCTGCTGATTTCTTCCAATATAGAACGTGTGTTTTTCTTCATATCCTTGCCTCGTTTGTATTTATGTAACAAATACGTAAATTAATACCCATTTTACTTTAATCATCAAAGGATTGACGCTGTGATTTTAGTAAATCACGAAGATCTTTAGCAACTTCAGTCTTCTCTGCTACCACACTTGCTGGACTTTTGTCTGTAACTGTGGAAGTTCTTTTAGTTAATGTCTGTGCAATCGACTCTCCAGAACTTGGTAATACCATTGTTCCTTCTTCATCGTCGTCGAGATCAGTAATTCTTAATCTATCAATATCAAATGCTAAATCAATTTTAGATCCAACTCCACCGGAGCTTCTTGTTTTAATTAACTGTATTTGATACCTTCCACGTTCTCTCATTGCTCTACTTGTAAATATACCAATCAAGTTGTCAGCAGTATTAATCTTACTGATACCACCTGCAATATGACTTTGATCGTATTCTACTTCCTCAATAGCACCTCTGTTAAGTTGCGATGCTGTTACTAGTACTACTTGTTGTTCTACTGCAAAATTTCTTAACTCTTCTGAAACAAACTTGTCTTTAATAAACATATCTGCTGGGGATATTTTTTTATTAATTGGAAACATAAGATCTAAGTAATCAACTAACACTACATCAGGAGCAACCTTTCTTTGTATAGTATACTCTTTGATATAACTTCTAATATCATTAGTATTTGAACCCGAAGGCATATACTTAATTTGAAAGTTTCCATCAAGTTTCTGTTTTTTCATTCTTACATCTAATTCAACTTTGTCAATGTTTTTAAATATTTCATTAGTCGGCACACCTGTTGTCATTGAGTCAATTCTCATAGCACTCAATTCTTCACTTAATTCAAATGTAAAGTATATAACATTAAGTCCTTGCTCTACCCAATTAATTGCAAGATTCTGTAAGAATAAACTTTTACCAGCACCTGAACTTCCAGCAAATATATTAAGCTCTCCTCTATTCATACCTCCATATAATTTTCTATCTAGTGTTTTCCAACCTGTACTTATTGTACCGTTGTTGTCTTTTAATCTCATTAACCTAGCTCTAGGATCTTCAAAGTAGTCAATACCTAGATCTTTTGTCAAGCCAATACGAACTGCCGCTTTAATCATTTCTTCAACAGGTCCATATTCAGATTTCTCTAGTAAGTCAGCACTTTCAATAATCGCTTTTTCCAATGCCTTGTGTCTACAAAATGTTTCAAACTCATCTAAGAACCAATCTCGTTGTGGTTCATCTAAGTCAGGAACCATCTTTAACTCAAGTTCAGTCTTTGCTTTAACCTGATCAGCAGTTGGTAATGTTTTGTATTTCTCTGCGTGTTCTTGAAACATCTCTACAGTATCATAATATTTCTTACTGAAGTAATTAGGACTCACAATATTTCTAGTACGTACAAACAGCTCTGGGTCTGTTATCATAAACTCTAGAAATAACTTTTGTAATTCATCAGTGTATAGTGTTGCCATATCTTTATTATAACCTCTTGTTTGTCATTTTGCAAGTACTAATCATTAATAGTTTCTATTAATGGAAATATTTTTGCAATCACTACCGCACATTTATGGGCAATTTCCATATGTTCTTTTTGTGTTCCATTTGCTCCACGCAAATCTATGTAATGAACCCAACTGCGAAGTGTACCATTCATATACAACCTTGTTTTAGTAAGACCTTCTGGTAATACTTTACGAGCTTGTTCTTTGGCTATTCCTTTCTTGATTGCCCAATCGTATTCTTTCTTGCAGAGTACTGCAATACGTCTTTGAGCCCAATCCCATTCTTGCTGAAGTTTAGCGTCATCAGTTTCAATTGAGTTTTGTCTATTTTTAGTGTCTTGCAATCTAGCTTCACTGTACTCAAACAATTCTCCTTGATCTTCTGGATCAGCATATCGTTGGCTAAATTCTTGGAAACTAAAACTCCTGTGACGAACAATCTGATGTGCTATATCTCTAGTCGTATTAATTTCTAAACAAGCACTAACCATTTCAAGTGGTGACCAGTGTTGATGCTTAATTAGATACTTTATAAGTTTTTCATTAGTTTCTTGATTCATTTGATTGCTAGGATTACTTACTCTAGCACAAAAGGCAATAAGGTCTTG